AGAAGATATTCGCCGGACTCTGCGCGATTTAAGCATTGATGAATTCATAGTGTTGCATGAGAAAGCGACCAGTCTGGTTGCGAAACAAATGAAAATTGTTGATGCTGTAATCTACGGATTAGCTTCTCGCCGAGCCGCTGCATTGGCAAAAGAAATGGAAGATAAACTAAATGCGAATGACTGAACCACCAGACGAACGAGAAGGGTTACCAAGTGCATCGAACTGGCGGCGCTATGAGCTTTGCGCGGGTTCCTGGCAGCTCGAGGGCGAGGCTAAGCAGCTTGGCCAGTCGGCGCATGAGACCAGTCCAGCAGCTAGGCGTGGCGAGCTTATCCATAGCTATCTTGCGGGCGAGGTCGATGAGGACGGCACCGAGATCAAGCTCGATGATTCCGAGCAACAGACCGCCGATTTTCTCCAGGAGCGTGCAACCGACCAGGTGCACCGGATCTTTGGCGATGAGGCGACTTTAGAATTGGCCGAGAAACGGTTATGGCTCACCGTCAACGGCCAGAGGCTGGCCAGCGGCCGGTTTGATCGCTGTGTTTATACGCCGAGTGTCGCGTTGGTGCAGGATTTCAAGACCGGTTGGGCGGAGCCTGATCCGGCCGAGCAGAATAGCCAAATGAAGGTCTTGGCGGTGCTGGTGGCGTTGCACTTACCTCGCACCATGCGCAAGGTGGTCATCCAGGTCATTAGCGGGCCGTTCGGGGTGAGCGAGGCAATCTATGACTACCCGGCGCTGGCCAAGGCCTACGATGACGTCCTGGCGACGCTGCGGGCGCTCCAGGACCCGATGGCACCGCTCTCTCCAAGCCCGGAGGCATGCCGGTATTGTCCGGCGATCAATGTGTGCCAAGCGGTCAAGAGTCTTGCCCCAGCGATGAGGGAAGTTGAGGCATTGCCTGACGGTGAGCTCGGTGCCGAATTACTTGATTCCGTGGAAATACTTCAGAAACGGCTGGATTCAATCCGAGAGCATTACGCTAGGCGATTGACGGCTGATCCGGCTTACGATTTGCCGGGTTACGCAATGGTGCCCGGCGCAATTCGCCGAGAAATTAAATCAGAGCATTGGGAGGCGGTTCGTCAGCGCTTGGCCGAGTGGCTGGACCTGTCAGAGATCGAGGCGGCCTCCAATTATCGGCTGATGGATCTGGAGCGCGCGCTGGGCAAGAAGCTCAAGATTCGTGGGAAAGAACTTAAGGAACGGATGAATGCGATCTTGCAGGGGCTCGTGGAAGAGAAGCCGAATGCAGCCTCGCTCAAAAGAATTTCAAAACCGAAACTGGTCACGCTCGAGTTGCCGTGAGGCGTGGCACTGAGTGATAGGCATGGCAGGCAAGACAGGATGGCAGGGACAGATGGGGTATGGCGAAGAGGCGAGGCAGGTATGACTAGGAGCGGAGGGGACGGGAGCGTTATGACCTGGCACGGCCTGTTTTGAACAGGTAAGGCAGGCAAGTCCAGGCGCGGCAAGTAAAGATAAGGCGGGGCGCTGGCGTGGTGAGACTTGGGTTGATGTGGCAAAGACTGGTGCGCTATGGCAGACAAGGTGAGTCTGGGTAAGTCCCGGCACGGTTCGGATTGGTGTGACGAGGAGCGGCAGGCACGGTCAGGACGCAATGGGAAGGGCGTGTTGCGGATGCGATGGGTCAGGCAAGGCAGGGAGGGGTGTTCTGGTGGGATAAGATTACGTTTGGTGCGGTTCGGTGCGACCTACTTAGGACAGGCAGGCAGGGTATGGACGGACCTGAAGCGTTCTTGGGCGGGACATGAGCTGGCTTGTCCAGGCACGGCCGGGAAGCGATAAGGCAAGGCAGGCCAGCTTAGGTTTGGCGAGCTCTGGCGTGGTGAGCTTTGATCTGGTGAGATCGGGTCAGGCAAGGCAGGGCGGCTCGGAGCGGCTCGGACAGATGCGGCATGGTCTGGCAAGGTCGGTATGGTTGGACCAGGCAGAACGCGGCTCGATGGGGCTGGGCAGGACGGTGCGGCGGGGATTGGCGGGACCTATCCTGGCGAGGAGTGGTCAGGACCGGACAGGCACGGCAGGCATGTTAAGGCGCGACCAGGACCGGCACGGGCAGGCTCGGACAAGCAGTGGTTTGATCGGGTGAGGCCAGGCAAGGATAAGGACGGGCAAGGCAGGCAGGTTAAGGCGAGACTAGGAAGGACTGGGTATGTCCAGATGTGGCATGGACCGAACAGGTAAGGTATGGCGGCAGATAGAAAAAACCGCTCGGAAAATCAGAATCTCCGAGCGGTTATTTAAAACAAAAAACAAAGCAATGAAACCAAAAGCGAAACAAGAAAAACAGGTAATTGATATTGTAAAAATTGCAATGGGGCGGCTTAATTTTTGTGTTCTAGGCACAAGCCCGCTTGTGATCAACCGGCTTGCCGAAAAAGCGCGGCAAGAGTTGCTTTTCCCGGCTCGAAAAAAGAATTCAGCCGAAAGAGCGGTTACCTTAAAGCACAATCCACCGGAAGAGTATCGGTCTTCTATTTATCAAACCTTGGATGACGCAGCACCGACGCGAATTATTTTTCCGGGTAGTGCGTTTGCCAGCGTGATCGCTGATACCGCAGTCGATATCCCTGGATCGAGCAGGGCGCAAATGGAGCGGCTTACTCGGGTAGCTGATCTCAACGTCGCGATTTTTGGTGTACCGCGGCTTTATATGGCGGTTGTGAGAACGCTTGGGATGAATAAAACGCCTGATATTCGTACTCGGGCGCTACTTCCGGAATGGGCGTGCCAAGTCCAGGTTACCTATGTCAAAGGGTTAGTTACGGAACGTTCCGTGACGAATCTTTTTGCAGCCGGCGGTACGATCGGCGGCATTGGTGACGGGCGCGGTAAAATGGGGTTTGGCCAATTCCGGTTGGTTCAAGCGACCGACAAGGATTTCCAGCGCATCATCAGAACACAGGGCCGAAAAGCTCAAGATGAGGCGATCGAAAATCCGGTGCCATACGATCATGAAACTGAGGATTTGTACAGCTGGTTCCAGGAGGAACTGGTTATTCGGGAAAAATTAGGAGAGGACGAATCGGCTCCTTTGGTCCGCAGCGGCAACAATGAACCGGTGGAGGAATTAGTTTGATTACGCAAACGGAAAAACAGGAAGCGATTGGTGCAATTGCCCAAGCTAACGATGGCATAGTAACACCTGATGCGGTTGTCGAGGCGGCCAAAAATCCGAAACATATTTTGCACGAATGTTTCGATTGGGACGACACAAGTGCTGCATTTAAATATCGGCTGGATACGGCGCGGCACTTAATTGCTTCGATCGAGGTCCTGGTTGAATATGAGGATCGCACTGTTACGGCGATCTCTTACGTCCACGACGTGCGCCAGGGCAGGCGAGGGCAAGGCTACGTAGGTGTTAATAGCTTAGTGAAACGGCGTGAAGATGCGCAGCAGACGCTATTAGTTGAGATTGAGAGGATCACGGCCAGTGTTTCCAGGGCTCGCTCAATTGCGTTGGGATTAGCTTTGGAAACCTATTTTGAAGCGATTTTAACTAATGCGCTTACAGCGAAAATGAGAATCAAGGCAAAACAGGTAAAGAAAGTTGCGTAAGGGCGGGCCAAGACACGACCGGTTGAGGCAGGCAGGGCAGGACCTGCACCGGACCGCTGTGGTTAGTTTAGTCCCGATGCGACCTGGGAATGGTATGGCAGGCTCGTTAAGGATCGATTGGTTTGGGTGTGGATAGGCAGCGCTGCGGCTGGGCGAAGTTGGCTCGGTTCGGTCGGCTTGGGCCCGGCGTGGCAGGTATGGTATGACCGGTACCGGTCCGGTTCGTCCTGGCAGGGTACGATTTGGAAAAGCATGGCAGGCCCGACATGGCAGGAAGCGGCGAGATCCGGCGGGACGCGGTACGACGAGGCAGGCAGGGCGGGGCGTAGTTTGGTAAGATGCGGTACGATCCGGCCAGGATGGCTAAGACATGACATGGCAGGCAAATAGAGGTGCGCCAGGAGTTAGAATAGCTTCTGGCGTTTCCTAATAAATTTATGACTGATAAACAGAATGAACCCGAACAACTAATCGAGCTGATCGCCGCGCAAACCAGTAGCCTGCTCCGGGATCACTGGGCCGACATAACCGAATCACCACTCTGGAATTAAAGAAATGACTACCCCCACCGAATCCGGAGCGGCTCCAGAGTCGCTGGACCAAGACCGCATCGAACGCCTGGCTGGCGAAATCCTAATGGCGATTCGCAAGAACTACGTCCAAGGCCCCATTAGCCGGGACCGGGTTTATGAGGCGCTCAACGCGCTGGCCTTCAGCGCCGCTTGGATTATCCGTGGCGCGGGCGATCCCGAAGCGTTGGAGTTCTTTTCAAAAGCACTCAACATGAATCTAACCGAATGCAAAACCCCACCGAAACCGAACAACTAATCGAGCTGATCGCCGCGCAAACCAGTAACCTCTTGCGGGATCACTGGAGGGATATTGATTCCTATCGCGATGGCGATGACGAAATCAAACTGGCGTTTAGCCATACGCTTTCCTATGAAGGCAGTCAGCGGACCGTTAAAACAACAATCTCTTTCAGCCACCGGATCAAGGACGAGGTCGAGAAATCAATTAATACCGCGCAGGCGGACTTGCCGCTCAAGGTGACGATGGAGAAACGAGGGGCACCCAAGTGAAAGAGAATTTCCGGCCGACCGATAAACCCAAGAAACGCAAACACACAAGCTACGAGCCGACGAGTCAGGCAGCTTTGCGCGCAGCGATTCGTAAAGCCCATAGCCGGATCGTCGGGGATACACCGCTACGACAGAAATGACAATTAGTATTCAACGTTCGCCCTACGGGAGCGGCAGATATTATCTCGATCGCAACGACAGAATACGCCGGATAATCAGGGTTAAAATCCGGTTCTCCCAAAGGTATTTAATGATAATTTTTTGAACGCCATGGGAATCGATCCGGCCAGTTTCACGAACGATCAACGCAAACTCATGAGGCCCGCGGATCGTCAGGTCCTGGCGGCATCGATCGGGCATCCGAACGCGGCTCTAACTAGCGAAGAAGCGTTAGGCAAATATCTGGTCCGGCTCGAGCGCACCGAGCAAAAGACACTGGTCAGTTGGCTTATGCTGCAGGAGGAAGCCGGGATTCTTGTCTATGACTGGAGCCGGACCGATCGCAAGACGACGAATAGAAAAGGTCTCTGTGATTTCAGAATCTACCGGGAAGGCCGCGCCCTGCTGGGCGAGATGAAAATGGACGGCGCCAAGCTGTCGCCGGACCAAATCGAGATGCGGGAAAAATTCGTGCGGTGCGGCTTCGAGGTGCAACTCTGGAGCTCGGCTGAGGTCGGTATCCGGGCAATCAAAAATTGGCTTTGGACCTATTGGCGGCTGTGGAATGAGGGGGAACCGGCCGAATGACACCACAGGAACAGGAAGATCAAAAAGTTCGCGCTGATTTAAAGGCGCTGGGCCGGCATGTCGATCATCAGTTGCCTTACGGTTGGGGTTTTGTCGTCTTGGCATTCCCGTTCGGCGCCGGCGGCCGGATGAATTACATTTCAAACGCTGACCGCCTCGATGTCGTGCGTGCAATGTACGAGTTTATCGAGGCAACCAAAGGGAAATGGGCAGAGCATATGCCAGAAGTTGGCGCGGCGGCTGAGGATGAACAGCTGGCTCGGGCCAGGCAACGGATCGCCGAACTGGAACGAATTATAGAAAAATCGACCGACTAAATGACTTCGGAACAGAGCGAGTGTACTGAGCTGCTCAAGTTAGGTGAAGACGGCGTCTGGTTCTGCCCAAAATGCGGGCTTAAGCTTTTGTTGCCTTTAAAACCACCTTGGCTTAGCCGCCGTGATGCGGTACAAGACTGCGCGGATCGCAGCGGACCCTACGCTAACCCCATAGATTGAGCATCAATGAACGAACCCGTTCATCTTCGTGGCGGCATCCAATGGGCTGACACCTTTGCCGATGCTAGGCGCATAGCCAAGCGCCTCCACCCGAGCCGCAAATATCAACCCTTGAAAATGCTGCAGCGGCATGAGCTGACGCCGGGAACCTTTTGGGAGCAATGGCAGAATGATCTTTACGACGTCACGGTGCGCCGTTACCTGGAGGGGAATCCGTTCGAATCCGGGCCTTGGATCCAACTGGGCATTTGCTCTGAGGATGGGAGCGCGCGCCATGATTGGCGAGACTTTCAAGCAATCAAAAATCAAGTATGCGGGGAAGATTGGGAAGGAATCGAGCTTTATCCAGCCGAGGAGCGGTTGATTGACCCGTCCAATTATTTCATTGTTTATTGTTATCCTAAGGTGCCGATCGGCATCTTTGCCCCTCGCACGGTTCGGGGACCGGACACTTGCTTAGCACCGCAACGCGGGTGGCATCCCGATGATCGACCCAAGGATGCGTTGTGAAAGATGTCGTCTTGGTCATCCTGTGCGCGCTTTCCATCGTCATGGCTGGTCTGTTGCTCTATTTGGGCTGGCTCTTGTACGTGAGCTACCAACTGGTCAAGGCGACCCGCCGATTACTGCGGCCGCCGGAAGTAGCGCGGGATGGGGAGGGGCGAAGAATACGGGAACGACTATGAAGAATCATCTATTTCAAATTTTTGAGCGCCAGATTGCCCAAGAGAAATCGAAGATAAAGGAATTGAAAGAGGCTTTCGATATTGCGGCTCTTAAACTTCTAGAAGCCGAGCAGCGCGAACGTGATGTTAAAGCCCTTTTAATCCGCGCAGCCGATGCGCTGGAGGATGCGCCTATAGAGCACGCAAAAGGGTGCCCGGTTTCCGGTATATGCGTTTGTGAGCCTGGGAAAGAACGTGTTTCGATCGTCGACGATCTGCGCACCCACTCACTGGCCATGAGGCGCAGGTGAAAAAGCCCGAGCTGCCGATCCGTTCGCTGGCTGGTCGAAGCCGGCTCAAGCTTGTTATGATTCGGTCGTATTAGAGGAGTATGATGAAACTCTCTTTTTTACTGGCCCTCGGTGCCTGCGCGCTCGCGGGGAACGCCCAAGCCGATAATCCCCAAGTGGTTGTTCATACGACCTATGCAGAACAAGACGCGCGCGATCAGGCTGCTTGGGAGCGCGCTCATGCTTTGGAACTTAAATACTTCCCAACTTTAGCCGAAAAAGCTTTGGTCCCGCATGACCCGAAGGTCAGAGCTTTGTATAACGATTGGTTAAAGCGCAATCGGCGAAACAACGAAGAGACAAAGCGCATTCTGGCGGTTGATCAACTGAGCGAGGGCGATCAGTTGGCGCAGGTCAACAACCTCTACGATGATGAGGCGATGATCCGGCTATACCTGCACGACTCGGGCTACACCGATATTTCAGACGCCCAAATCAGCGACGTGCGCACCTACATGCACGCCCACGGCATCCGCCACGTTTCGCAGCTCGGCCAATGATTCACACCCTCTCCATGCTGATCTTGGCCCTCGGTTCGACTGAGCTCACCGTCGCGGCCAACCAAAAACGTTGAAAGTTAGCAATGAGCGAGACGCGCGCTTACGTTCGCCCCGGTTAGTTTGGTTTCAGCTCATGTTTCATCATTGACGGGGCCGATTCTTCGAGAGTCGGCTCCGTTTTGCTTTAGGGCAAAAAAAGAACCCCTCACCACTCAGTGAGGGGTCGACAAGTCTTAACCAACGATTTCGGCAATCGTGGCTCAAGTATGGCACGAGCACAAGCCAAATCCGCCAACGGCGTTCGTGTGGCTCGATTCTGGCGCGTTTGATTCTCCGGTAAGGTCATTGTAGCGCGCACTCGATTCCGTGCGTTTAAATTCGCATTGTTGATAAACGGCTCGGCCAGAAAAAAGGCGTTAAAAATCTCGACCCCGGTTCGTAGCGAGTGCTAAGTTTCCGGTCCCGTTTCGCGCGTACTCTAAAAGCGCAAAGGCCCGGGGGTTACATCCCGAGCCTTTGGTGCTGATGGAGCGAGCGAAACGCATTCACCGTCTCTCGATAACAAATGAATGCGAAGCAATTAAGCCTCCGAGTTCTATCATTGGCCGCCCCCAGAGTCAACTTTTCCTGCGCCAGGTTGGCACTCCATCGTAACCGGAGGACTTCGACGAGCTCAGTCGAGTCGCGATGGCCATGAACGATGAAGCCGCGCCGCCAACCTTTATCTTTGCGCCCGAGATCGAGCAGGCCTTAGTAGCGCTCTGTTTCCAGGTGCCTCACCGCGTTGCCACCGTTTACCGCGAGCTGGATCCGGCCGTGCATATCACCGATCCAAAGCTCCGCTTTATCCTGGAGGCGATCGACCTGGCCTACCGTGAGCTGGGGCTAAGCGATTTTGCCAGCGTAATCCAGATTTTACGCGAACTCGGCCACTTTAAAGCTTGCGGCGGATTACTCGGCGTAAACGCCGTTTTCGAAGAGTGCCGCTACGGACTCAGCAGCCCGGAGGCTGAGGAGGAGATCTTTGCCCATTACATCGGAATGCTCAAAATTTATGCCGCCAATCGTAACGAGGATCCGCCGCGGCCAGTCTATCATTTTACCGGCGGCAAATTTCAGCTCTTCAATAACAAGCTCAAACGCACCGACCGGGATCCTGACGTCGTCGGTTCAGGTCGAATTGCCGGCCGCAATTATCTGCTCAAGGCTTGGACTACGTTGAACGAGAACGGCGAGGAATTTTTACAATGTCAGCTCTACCCCAAAGCGTGAAAGGATTCCGAATATGGCTATTGGTCCATTCGCCGGCCAGAATGGTGCTGAGGATAACCCGCCGCTATGCGGCAAATCTTTACTCGATTATGCTCAAGGCACTATCGATAAAACTCAAATCGTCCTCGGCGACCGTTACCTGGAACGCAAAACCGGGATGTTCCTGGTGGCACCTAGTGGTATCGGCAAATCGACCGGAGTCATCCAAATGGGCGCGCTGTGGGCCTGCGGTCTGCCTGCTTTCCGGATTCGGCCAGCGCAAGACCTCGGCATTATTATTTTTCAAAGCGAAGATTCCGATAACGATTTGATCGAAATGTGCCAGGTAATCACTCATCTAAATCTTCCACGGGTCCGGTGCGATCTAATCCATCGCAATTGCTGGGTGGAAACTGTCAAAGGTAAACTCGGTGCCGCAGCCGTTAATCGGTTTCGCCAGGTTATCCTCGCCCGCAAAGCCGCCGGCCAAAAGGTTGACCTAATTATCATCAATCCGTATACCGCTTACCTCCTTGGCGATGTCCAAGCACCTGAACCTAATAATGCGTTCCTGCGCGGCTCCCTCGAACCGTTGCTCTCAGAATTCCAGCTCGCTGTCCTGGTTGTCCATCATACCCCGAAAATGAACAACCAGAATACCGAGCACTGGGAATTCTGGGATTGGATGTATTCGGGTGCCGGTTCCGCAGCGATCACCAACTGGGCGCGCGCTTTTATCGCCATTGAACCCGTTCGTAAAAGTGACCTTTTCCGCTTTATTGCCGCTAAACGCGGTGACCGCATCGCTGAATGGGAAAAACATCAGCTCTTTTGCGTCCATGATTCAAGGCCAGGGGTCCTGCTCTGGAACGAGGTTGATGAGCCGGCGGTTCAAGCCGCTCGCGCTAAAGGCCGGCGTTCGCTTTGTTTCGATGAACTCCTTAAATTGGTTCCGGCTGTCGGTGCCGTTCCTAAACATACCCTCCAGGAACAGGTTATGAACGCTGGCTTCAATCGTGCGAGTTTCCGGGCTGTCCTTGATGATGCTCTGGTCAATGAACGCCTTTATCCTTGGAATTTACCTAACCCTCCAGCCCGTTCCATTACCGCGATTGCCCGGTATGTCCAATCTTGATGTCCGGCCAACTTCTCTATTTTTTACTCTGAACTCTCTGTTTGAGAAGTTCGCCGCCAGATTACCGCCCTACGGGCGGTCTTGTAATCTACGGCTAACTTCTCGGAACAGAAACAGAAGTTCGCCAAAATTTATGGCCAACTTCTCAGCCAACTTCGGCCAACTTCTTGGCGGCCAACTCCTAAGTAACCACCGTTCCACGTAGAACATGCCCCTCTTAAATCTCGCCCTTTGCCTGCTTGCCGGTGCCTTTTGCTGGGCTCTTGTCACCTTCATCCTGTTGCACATTTTTGGCGTCCTTTAGAAAAATTGCGTTGCCACTCAGTGCCATGAGTCATACTGTCGCTAGCCAAAGCTAAAATGGCGCGTCAAAGAGAGAGCGTATCTTCCTGAGCTTGTCGAAGGAGTGAACGGGCTCCCGAGGCCTAAAAACCTCCGCGCCACCCTTTTTTTCGCCATGGCACGACCAAAAGCTCCTATTGACGCTAAACGGGTTGAGGAGCTCGCTGCCTTAGGGTACACCGCCGAAGATATCGCCGCCGCGGTTACCCCTCCAGGCAAGCCATCAATCAGCCATCGAACCGTCGAAAAACGTTTCAACCCTTTTTTAAAAAAGGGTCGTTTAAAATTGGCCGGCGTTCTCAAGCGGGAGTTGATTAATCAGGCGGTCGCCGGCAATACCACAGCGCTGATTTTTGCGCTCAAGATTCACTGCGCTTACAGAGAGCAGCCTGACACCGTGATCAACGTTTCAGCGACTGCCGCCGGCGGCTCGATTCAGTTCAGCGCTGAAGACCGGAAACGGCTCGAGGATCTAGCCGCCGATATCCGGCAACGCGTCTTTAAGCGTTCAATCCCAACCCCCGAACTCGCCCCTAGTGGAAACGGCGACGTCACTCAGAATTGACCCGCTCTACCAATATCCAAAAGGCGTTATACCCCCCTGGATGTTCGCTAACCTTGTTCTGGGCATTACGAGCATTTACCCTTGGCAAGGCGAAGCCATGGAAGCCGTCGGCCAAGGGCTCCCGACCGCGCTCTTAGCCGCTAACGCCAGCGGCAAAACCAAGCGCGTCATCGCACCGCTCCTGCTCTGGTTGCTCTTCAGTTTTCCCAAGGCAGTCGGCAAAATGACCAGCGGCTCCTGGCAACAGATCCAGGAACAGCTGCTCCCGGCCCTAAATGAGTTTAAGCCGCGTTTGGCTGGCCTCGGCTGGAACTGGCTCGACGGCTGGATCGAGTCGCCTGAAGGCGGGTTTATCAGCGTTTTCTCGACCGACCAACCGGGTCGCGCGGAAGGCTTTCACGGCACGCCGGAGGCACCGCTCATGTACATCATCGACGAGGCGAAGAGTGTCGATGATGGTATCTTTGCGGCGGCTGATCGTTGCACCGCGCAGTATCGTTTGATTGCTTCCTCACCAGCCGGACCTACCGGCAGGCTTTACGATTGTTTTAATCGGTTAGCCAAATTTTATTACGGTATCCGGATCAGCAGTTTCGAATGCCCGCATATCCCCGATAAAACGCGGCAGCGCGACCTGGAAATGTGGGGTGAGAGTGATCCGTGGTATCGCAGCCGGCACTTAGCGGAGTTCAGCGATGATGAGACCTTCCCGAAAATTGTTAAGCCGCAGTGGATCCGGGCTTGCTGGACTGAGCCGCCTTTGCACCAACCAAGCCAGTGCCGCGCTTTTTGTGATTTCGCAGCAGGGGGCGCGGAGAATGTTATTGCAGTGGCCGACGGTAACAAAGTCTATATCGGCGCGGCTTGGCGTGAGACTGATACGGTCCAGGCAGCGCGTGCCTTCCGGCGCGAGTTTAAACGTCTGGGTTTAGACCAGGGCCAGGTCTACGGCGACGACGGCGGTCTGGGCACGGTGATGATTGACCAGATCGCGGAATTAGGTTTCCAGGTTATCCGGGTTCGAAATGAATCAGAGGCCAGCGATCCGGAACATTTTGCTAACCTAGGGTCAGAGATGTGGTATCAGGCGGCGCGCCTAATTGAAAAGCGCGAAGTCATTCTGCCCGAGGATAAGACGTTCTTTGATCAGGCCACAGGCAGGCGGCGCGATTATGATAGCAAAGGCCGGCTGATTGCCGAGCCCAAGAAGAAGATGGCCGCCCGCGGCGTGGAATCACCGGACCGTGCTGATGCCGTGTTTGGTGCGCTATATAATCCCTACCAGGGCGCCGTGACGGCCGAACAGCTCAAACGCATCTATCTGCCCAGCGGCGGGTTTCAGCACGATGGTTTGGATTTCACCGAGCGCGAACCGCAGGAGGGCTTTTTCGGATGATTTCAGTTCTTTTTGCCGCTCGCGATTCGGTCTATAAAACTTTGCCTGACCTAGACGTTTGGGACCAAGAGCGCGACGCATTGAACTGGCCTGGAGGCAACCCTGGGATCTTTCACCCGCCGTGCCGGCTGTGGTCAAAATGGATGAAGCATTTTTCGAAGGCGCCTGTTTCTGAAAAGGATTTAGCCAGATTTGCGGTTGCTCAGGTTCGCAAATGGGGAGGAGTGCTCGAACATCCAGCATGCTCAGGACTTTGGGCAGACCAAAATCTTCCTAATCCTGGATCAAGAGACAGCTACGGATTATCGATTGCGCTGGAGCAATTCTGGTTTGGACATAGCGCCCATAAGGCGACATGGCTTTATATTTGTGGGGCTAAGGAGATTCCTCTGATTCCTTTTTGTATGGGTCAGCCGGATTGTCATTACAGTGCCGTGCGAAACATCAGGCATCCTGATATGCAGCGCTTAAGCCATCGGCAACGTCAAGGCACTCCGATTCAATTTGCTAAATGGTTAATTGAAACAGCAACATTTTGCGAACCGGGTGAGGGCTTTTCAGGATGAGCACCGTCATATCAACAATCAGTATTCGTATGTTAAAAACTGTGGTGCCAGACTTCCCTTTTGCAGTTAATGCCCGGACTAGGCTTTTGGCCAATACCCTATATGGCGCTACTAGTAACAGTCTGGGGGCGGTTTGCGGGATATGTGATAATGGAGAATTGCTCGGCGTTAAACCTGGAGAGTTTGAGTTTGTAGAAGCACCAGAGTGGTTGCTTTCAATCCATAAACTGAAGCAATGAGCCGCCTCCAAATATTGACCGGCGATTGCCGCGATATTCTGCCGACGCTGGAGCCGGAGAGCGTACAGACCATGGGCGTTTCGGCAATACGCAACAAGCGCTCCGTCTGGACGGTCGCCACCCAACCCTACGGCGATGCTCATTTCGCAACGTTCCCCGAGGACCTGATCAAGCCGTGCATCTTGGCCGGCAGCCGTGTCGGCGACACCGTGCTCGATCCATTTGCCGGTAGTGGCACAACCGGCAAGGTGGCGCTCGAGTTCGGCCGTAAAGCGATCCTGATCGAGCTGAATCCGGCTTACATCGAACTAGCCGAGGATCGGACCTTTGTTACCCCAGGGTTTCTATGAGCGGCCACCTCGATCAGCATCCGATTTGGTTCGGCTGTTTTTTATTGGTGGCCTGGATAAGCACTCTATTGCTCGTTCTTTACTTATTGGAGCGTTTTATTTGGAATTGAATTATGATTAAACACGTCATTATTTGGCTCTTTCTGGTGGCCGGTTTGGCTGCGACTAAAGCCTTTGATTCTCATGGTTGGGTGACTACGCCTCCGGATAATTCGGTTTGTTCGGCCACCTGCAATATGGGCAATGGAAAAGCCTGCGGCACGCACGGGTGCGGAAATCCGAACTGTGGATGCAGCGGGACAGCGTTGCGGCAGGTGATCTATAACCCGAGCGATGCGTCTTCGAGTCCAACTGCGCCTGAGGTGAGCGAGCCCGAAGGGCCGACGGTCCCCAGCGAAACACCGGAGGAGGGTGATGGCAGCAAACATCTTGGGCCGGCGGCGATCATCGGCCACTTGGTTATCAATGGGATTCAAAAACGTAACCAGCCTCCGAACTTCCTCGTGATCTTTGTCGATGACCTGGGCTGGGACAATATGTCTTGTTATCATCGCGGGTTAATGGGCAGCAAGACCCCGAACTGCGATCGCATAGCTAAAGAGGGTGCATTGTTCACTGATTTTTATGGACAAAACTCATGTACGGCAGGCCGTTCGGCGTTTATTACCGGGATTAGTCCATTCCGGACCGGGTTGCTGAAGGTAGGATTGCCGGGAGCCAAAGAGGGTATCCAGGCTGGTGATCCAGAATTACCGGAGCTACTCAAGCCGCTCGGTTACGTTTCAGCCCAGTACGGCAAGAACCATCTTGGCGATCGGAATGAATTTTTGCCCACTGTTCACGGGTTTGATGAGTTCTTTGGGTTCCTCTATCACTTGAATGCAATGGATGAGCCTTACGAGACTGATTATCCGAAAGATCCGGCCTTTTACGCCAAGTACGGTCCGCGTGAGGTGTTGGATTGCAAAGCCAGCCGCACTACCGATCGCACTGAAGATCCGCGTTGGGGTGTGATTGGTAATCAGAAGATTACCAATGGAGGACCGTTAGCACCAAGTCCTGAAACACCGGTGCCTTCGTTCTTAAAAAAGGGCAATTATTTCCAGACGACTTACGAGGAGACGCTACTCGAGCGGAGCGAGGATTTCATGAAGCGGCAGGTCCGGCGCGGCAATCCGTTTTTCCTATGGCACAACATGGCCCGGATGCATATCTGGACTCACCTAGATGACAAGTGGAAGGGAAAATCCGGTTACGGCCTATACGCCGATGGCATGCTCGAGGTCGACTACATTGTGGGTGAGTTGCTTAAGACGCTCGATGAGCTCAAGATCACTGATAATACGGTAGTCATCCTGACGAGCGACAATGGCGCGGAAATGATGAGCTGGTCTGATGCTGGCAATACACCGTTTCATAGCGAAAAAGGTACTACATGGGAAGGTGGGTTCAGGGTACCGATGATTGTTCGCTGGCCGGGAGTGATTCCTGCCGGCAAGACGATCAACGACTTTTTTAGCATGGAAGACTGGGTGCCGACGCTGTGCGATGCGGCAGGTAACTCAAAAATCACTGAGCAACTTTTGAAAGGTAAAAAGTTCGGTGACAAGACTTATAAGGCGCACTTAGATGGTTACGATCTGGTACCGTACTTCGCGGCGCTAGACAATCGCCGGCCTGGCAAGCAAGTCCCGAGTCCGCGTCACGAGATGTTTTACTTTAGTGATAACGGCGTGATGTGTGCGCTCAGGGATGACGATTACAAGATTAACTTCAAGATCTATGAAGGCAACTTGATGACCGGGGTGGTGATTCAGCAGAATGCGCCGACGATTATCAATCTGCGCGATGATCCTTACGAAAAATATCCGCACGAAGCTTGGGATTACACGCACTGGTTTGTTGAGCATGTCTGGTCGATGTATCCGGCTGGGCCTATTATTGGTAAATTCATGGCGACATTTCAGGAATATCCGCCGAGCCAGGCGCCCGGGGAATGGAGCGCCGAACCGCAGCCGACTGGTGCAGAAACGCTTGGGAGCCGGTATTACAAGCGCGGGATGGAATCTATGCAAGAAGATTTAAATACGGTTTCACAAGGTGAAGTACCGAGTGATTAGGGGAGCTTAGCATGTTTCGACCTACATCGACTAAAAATAACAAAACTAAAGAAAGATATAAACTATGCCTTTCGCGACGATTCAAATCAGCTACACCGCCTGGATTAATCAGGTTGAAGGAATGCCGGGTGCGCCGGATCAAAGTTTACCGGAATCTGGGCGACCAGGACACCAGCCTGCTCGCCCTGGACGCCCGACCGATCCGGGATATGGAGTTGAAGCGCCTGACGGCACTCCGAATCCGCCGATCTATTGGCCTGGTCAACCCGATCAAGGATTGCCTCCAGCGATCGCGTGGCCGATTGCGCCGCCGCGGCCAGCGCCGGGTGAGCCGGCGCATCCGATCGTGCCGCCAGAGCAACGGCCGGGGCGTCCAGGGCAGCCGATCGCGCGTCCGCCGGAATTGAGCCGGCCAGTGCGGCCAGATCAACCGATTGCGCCACCCGGCGAGGTGACACCGGAGCAACCGATCTACATTCCTGCTCACCCGGAGCAGGGTTTGCCGCCGATGGTGGGCTTCCCGTTGCCGCCATGTCCGCCGGCGGGCGAGGTTCAACCGTTGAAACGTTAACGTGCCTGATTCGGCAACCATCATGAAATGGGCGGGCGCTCTCGGGGGCGCTCTCCTGATCGTTTTGCAAAGTGTTAACGTGGAGCAGACCAGCGTAGTAGCAACCGAAGCAGAGCGAGTTGAACAGGAACAAAGCAAAGAATTGCAAGCGATTCAAGCGATGCAAAATGAGTTGCATGTACTGCTTGATACCGTGCGCAATAATCAAAAATGGGGCCAGGAAGGGCTGGGTCGCATTCAGGAAAAACTGGGAATTCCAGTACCAGCTCCAACTCCGCAATGACAATCCCGGCTCCATTTGATCCGAAGTATGTTTCGTTTATTCGGCGAATCCTGTCGGTGGCCGAGACCGGTAAACCGGTCTGGGACCCGGCGGCGGTTTATGTGTACAGCGATGACAACCGGTTTAATCCGGCGCGTAAACAGATCACTTTGAGCATCGGGTTTACCGAAGGTGGCTCGAATCTAAAGAAGCTTCTGCAGCGTTACGTTGAGCTAGGCGGTGTGTTCGGGGCCCAGTTTGCTCCCTACATTGCTACCATGGGTTCGGGTCCGAGTCTCCACAGTGACTCAAAGTTTATGGGGCTCCTGAAACAGGCCGGGAAAGAAGACCCGATGATGATGAAGACCCAGGAAGAGATGTTCGATAAGCTCTACTTGGGGCCGGCTTTTGGCTGGGCGGCAAAGTACGGGTTTGGCCTGCCGCTCTCTTATCTGGTTATTGCCGATTCGTTTCTGCATTCCGGCTCGATGCTCGATTTCCTGATGAATCGGTTCCCGGAAAAGAAACCGGCTGCTGGCGGTGATTCCAAAGTCTGGATCACCGCATATACCAAAACCCGCAAAGACTGGTTAACCAGCCATTCCAACTCGCTCCTGCGCAACACCGTATACCGGTGCAATTGTTACCTGATCCAAATCGATAAAAATAACTGGGACCTGGAGGAAACGCCGGTCGTTATGCACGGCACCCCGGTTAACTACGCCTGAGACTTATGCCAGTTGATCCTGCTCTCCAACCAGCTCCAACCGATTTCGACATTACCAGCCTGCAAAAGATTAACGCGCTCAATTTTGGGCTGGCTCAGGCGCCCGATCCCTCTTGGGCACCTAGTCTGAGCGATAGCCAACACGCGAGTTTACAAAAGATTAATGCTCTGGCGTACGCCCAGGCTGGCGGTGTACCTGCGGCCGGCGGGATCGGGATGGCGTACGGCTATTTTGGCGCTACGCCAGTCGTTGCCGATGGAAATCACCACTTAATCAGCACAATTGATGGTGCTGGCGGTGTTTATGGAAATGCGGCTTTATTCACTGCTGTACCCAATGGGATCGAGATCGCTACACCAGCGATTGTCTCAATTATGCTCTGGGCTAAAGAGGATTCTCCGGTAATAAATGAAAAACTTTTAGCAGTTCAGTTGGATAAGCAACAAGGTGCGATAGATCCGAGCAAGCTTTTAGTTAGGGTACCGACCGGTTTTATCTGGCAAGTGGCCTGCGCGGTTTACAACGGGATTCTGTTGGGTGGCGACATTGTCCGGGGTGTGGCCATGGCCCCAGTTGCTTCTGGTGACTTTAATATAATTGACGGTTACGCCACGGTGCTAGCGGTGCCGGTAAGTATTTAATTGAATGGCTGCTAATCCTAACGCCGTCGATACCACCAAGCCCGAAGCGCTCGTTCCGGACACGGCGACTACGCCCGTCACCGAACCGCTGATTCAGGTCGAAGTTCAGGATCGGCTGTTGAGGGAATTGAAGCGGCGTCTGTTCCCGAATGACGTCGAGGGCATCCTCTATTCGGCCATCGTTGGCGACCTCTACTGGCAGGATCAGCTCTGGAGTTTAATGGTGGATACTTGGCCGCGGCTACAGACCAACTTGGGCAAACTGAAGCAGTCGGTCTCGGGCATGGAGTTTGCCGTTACGCCGTATGCCGAAGCTGACAATGAACCGACTCCGAGTGCGCTCGAGAAAGCCGATTTCGTTAAGACGGCGCTCTTCGGCATGCACGGCGATGTTGCCTTCCAGCAGCATGATTTTAAAGAGACGCTTGAGGATATTATCGACTCGATTGTGGCCGGGTTCACCGTGCTGGAGGTTTACTGGGAACAGCGCGATGGCGGGATCATGCCGCAGTGTACCCGGTGGCTGCCGGCCAGATACTATCGGTATCCGTACGTGCTCGACGACGTCGACCGGTTGATGCTTAACCCCAGCGGAATGCTGGGCGGTACGCAACTGGTTGATTTTCCCCCGTACAAGTTTCTGGTCTGCATCAAGCAAAGCCACGCCAACCATCCGGTGTTTACGGCACCGATGCGTACGCTGACCGCCTGGTGGATCGCCTCCCGCTTCGGCCTTGAATGGTTCATGACGTACGCGCAGCTCTTCGGGATTCCGAACCGGATAGCGTACTATCAGCCAGGTGACGACATCGTGTACCAGAAACTGGTTCAGATGATGCGCCAGAGCGCGGCGGCAACCTGGGGCGTTTATCCCAAAGGCACCGAGGTCAGTATAACGAGCGCAGCCGGGGGTACGAGCGGCCACCTGCCGCAGGAACGCCTGATCGAAGAGGCTGATAAGGTCTGTGACATCATGCTCTTGGGCCAGACACTTACAACCGAGGTCCGCGAAAGCGGCGGCAACCGTGCGCTGGGCACGGTCCACCGCAAGGTGATGGACGAAGTAATGGAGGCCGCGGCCAAGTACGCGGCTAAGATCATCACGACCCAGATCATTCCTGGGATCGTTATTTACAATTTCGGCGAGGCGACCGAGCTGCCGACTTTGGTGCCAGTAGTCAATTCTCCGATCGATTTGTTCAACTTGGCTCAGGCCTACAATATCCTCTTTAATCAGATGAAAATTCCTGTCCTGAACAAGGAACTCTATGCCCGGATCGAGTTTACGCCGCCGGAGGATGACGACGATGTTTACGAGCCACCCGCGGCACCGCAGCCGCCTACTAACCCGTTCGGGTTACCGCATCCACAACCGGAAGGCGTCAGACCAGAACCGGCCGGAGCGCCTTTCGACCGAGCTCAGGGTAAACCTAATGGCAGCAAGGAACCAAGGGCTAAACCTAATATCGTGGAGCGGGTGGGCGCTGCTGGGCTTGGGGACGCTGATTGTTGTGACCCTCTTTTTGATGGTGATGGCGAGGGTGCGGATGGAGTCGCTGTTCCGGCTCGCAAGGTGAGTTTTGCCTTAAACTACGGCGAGGAACCGGAACCTGGCGAGGTCTTAAGGTTTTTGGAGAAGGCCAGCTCTGAGCTTGTCGAACGAGTCGAGGCGCGTGAACACGGTGTAACGACGGTGCTTGAGCCGAAGCAGCTGGACCGGTCGGCGGCCGAGGCGGCCATGTCGCATGACACCGCCCAATATTTCCGGGAAAACGCGGTGACTATCAAGGGCGTGAAGTGGAAATCCATCATCGACGATCGGACCACGCCTGAGTGTGCGGCGCTCAATGGCAAGCGGTGGACCTACCCGGATTTGAAGCCGATTGGCCACGATTTAGCATTCCCCGACTTTCCGCCGATCAAGTACAATTGCCGTTCGAGCGTGATGCCGGTCTTGAAGACGTGGCCGCAGATCCAACAGTGGCTCAAAGGGATCTTTAAGCGATGAACGATCTTAACCGAGTAGCCGCCGATGAGGCGATGGGTCCGTTAATTCCGAACTCATCATTAGATCGAGGTATCCCAAAGTTGGCCCGTGGGATTGAAGACATCGCCTCGGGTTGCTCGGTTAACTTTTTTCAATAAATCCTCCAAATGAATAATCTTACGAAAGAGCAATTCGACGAATTAGTGGAAAAGCTGTTCTTCGATTATTCGGTAATCCAGGATAGATTTATCGATTTAACTACGGGGCAGGTGGTTAGAAGCGAAGACATTTACGGCAAACTGGAATGATGACGCGCGCCGAAAAGCTTTTTAATATCCGGGCCCAGGTCCAGAAGGGGTTGAGCTTTATTGACCATGGCGACGGTCCTGGGACTGACATGGCCCTAGCTGACGCATTAATCGCGCTAGTGACCTATTGCGAAGAAGAGATGCCCGAGAAGCCTGAAGTCATTCATGGGCCCGATCCTGAGGCAGTCGATGCGATGCTGCACAAACAAAGAATCAAGGTGAAAAAATGAAGATTATACAGGCGATCGAGAAACGCGAGGATGTGAGCCCGAAAGAAGGTCAGTCCAAATACGGCGACGTAAAGTATGCCGACCCAGTCAATAAGAAGTATCCGCTTGATTCGGAAAGCCACGTGCGGGCGGCTTGGTCCTATATCAACATGCCGAAGAACGCCGGCAAGTATTCGAGTGAAGATGTCAAAACGATGAAAGGCCGGATCAAGGCAGCTGGCAAGAAGTACGGCATTGATTTTTCGGACGACGGCGACAAGACCGAAAGCGCGCTGGTGAGCGCCGCGTCAATCGACTTGGAGGGCGAAACGCCGGCTGAGATTATTTACATGCCTGGGCCGGGTGACTGGCACATCAATCCGGTCGTGAACGGCAAAAGCACAAAGGTTGCGGTCAAAGTTAATGAGGAAGTAGCAGCCACCTTGCAACACGATCTTGCACAACGGTTAGCCGATCCGATCCGCCCCTATGCTGGGTTCGATCATCGTCCCGGTGCAGCGTCCTTTATTCCGAAAGAGTTCAAATGGGACGCGGAACGCGGCGTAATCCTCGAGGTTGATTGGACAAAGCCCGGTGAGGACGCCGTCAAAGGCCGCGGCCACTCTTATTTTTCGCCGACGTTCTTACTCAGTGACAAGGGTGAAGTGGCAGGTCTGCCGAACACTGGTGAAATTGGTTCTTTGACCAATAATCCCGCCTTTCGGCTTAGTGGTATGAAAATCGCAGCGTCGGCGGACGACGATACAGAAGGAGAATACATGACAAAGTTAGCAGATAAATTAGTTGAGCTTGAGGTGATCACCGCCGAGCAAGCGGTGGACGCGGATGAGGAATTGCTTGTGCGCGCGGTTACCGGGCTGCACGAGGCGCTGGCAACAGTGCAAGCGGCTAACGCGCGGCTCTTAAGCGAGAACACGGCGCTGGCGGCTAAGGCGATCGAGGTGCAGAAGGCTGAAGCGACCTCAATCGTTCAAGCGGCAATCGCCGAGGGCAAGATTGGGGCCAAGGATCAGTTAACGATTGATTTCTATACGGCGCAATTAATCGCCCAGCCCGAAACGGCCAAGAAGGTGTTGGCGTCGATGCCGGCTAGCCCGCTGCTCAAAAAAGTGATCGACGTTAAGGTGAGCGACACGAAGCGCGTGGCGCAAGGCCAGAGTGAGGCCGACCTCGTACAGGCCCAGCACTTGGCGATTCATGAAATCCAGGAGGCGCATCCGAATTTGAGTTATACGGATGCGTTCAATAAAGCGCGCCGGGACAAGCCGCAGATCTTCCCAGTAGAAGCATGAACTGCAAAGGCCAGAACAGTTGGCCAGCGCGAAAGCGGACGTCGCGCAAGGCCGAGCCGTGAGCGCCTTTGCAGATCGGAGAAAACAGATAACACAAGAGAAATTAAAAGGTAAATGAAATGAGTACAGTTGGAACTCTCGTCCGCGACCCGGGGATCGTCTGGTTGCCCATCGCCTCGAGCGCTGTGGCGATTCTGCGTGGCCAGTTGGTCACGATTGACGGCACAACCCATACTGCCAAGGTGGCGGGGGTGGTTGGTGACCGTGTTGTCGGTGTCGCCTTAAGCGATGCTGATCCCGATCTGCTGAGCGTGGCAGTCGGATGCAAAGGCGGCTACACCATAAGCATGGTGCCAAAATCCGGGGATACGTTCTTTATCGGAACGATCGTCAATCAAGACCAAACGACCTTTAGCCAGGTGACGGTGACCGTCACAGCGGGAAAAGAAGTCGGCTGGGTGGTCAATCCGCAAAAGGATTCACTGGGCAATCTCGAGATCGCGTTCTTCTTATTCTAAGAGGTTAGCACTAAGTAATAAGGAAAAATTGTTATGACAAAAGATCATATTCAACTGTTAACCTTCAGCCAAGGTGTGGTGGCCGATTACGAGAAGAAAAATCAGATCGGCTCTTTTTTGGCCCCGGAAGTAGTGGTGGGCGGCGGGATCTATCATTACAAAGATTATGGGCTCGGCAACGCTTTTACGGCGATCGACATGCGCCGGGTCATCGGTGGACCCTCGAAGATGTTGCACCTAAGTGTTAACGATCTGCAGGACATCAACTCGGAGTACAGTCTGGCGACGTTCATTGACGACCAGGAACGGGAGAACAACCCGGCGAACATCACGGTCTTGGAACAGCGCAAGATCACGGACCTCGTGAACACCGCGATGAACAACAACCTGTACCTGGTGTTGGCGCAGGCGCGCACATTGACAGCGAATGTGGCGTTGCCTGGAATTGCGACGCCTGGCGTCTGGTCGACAACGACGGTTGATCCGGTGAATGAGATTAATACTGCCTGCAAATATATTGGCGATAATTTCGGGGTAGTGCCAAACCGAATCTATTTCGATAGCGGTGCCTGGCTCAAATACCAGAACAACCCGAATGTGCGTGGCCGATTCCAGGGCGTATTAGTTCAGGCAGTGACACCGGAAAATACGGTTCAGCTGTGGAATGTGCCGATGGCGGCGAAAGTCAACCAGGGTGCAATGTATGAGGGCGGCACCGGACTCAATGATGCGATCATCTTCTTTGGTCAGGATAGTCCGAGCCAGTATGACACGAGCTTCATGAAGACCTTTGTGAATGTGGCTGGGAGGTTTACCCGGGTGCGGAGCTGGCGCGACGAAGATACCAGTTCGGATAAATATAAGGCGTCCTGGTTCCAGAAGATCAAGCTGACCGGGCAGGCGACAGCGTACCGGTTTACGGTCAGTTAAGGAGCTGAAGCTATGGCAGATCCTGAAGTTGAAGTGCAGGCGGCTCCCGTCACATTGACCAGGAGAGAGATTATCGATTGGCCGCGCCATGATTGCCGCACCAAAGGGGATGCGGCAATTCCGGACTGGATACTTCAGACATGGTCAAAGCACGACATCATTAGGGTGTACGGATTATAGAAAGGAGGGTAACGCTATTCCATTAAAGTCAGGTAAGAGCAAGGCCACGATTGCGGGCAATATTCGTGAGATGGTTAAATCGGGCCACCCAGTTAAGCAAGCCGCGGCGGCAGCGTATAGCAAGGCGCGGGAAAGCGGGGCCAGGATACAAAAGAAAAAGCCGTGATCTACGATCCTACAACAGAGCAGGCGTCTCTCATTGCTGAAGCCAAGAGACTCAATCCTGGGGTTCACTGGGAGACGCTGTTTAGCTTTTTACGGACCCATTACCGGCTCTATTTCCAAGCCGATGACCATGATGTGTTTGTTGTCGAGTATAATATGGGGATTGCTGCGGCTAGCGCGCCGTTGCCTTCATGTAGCTTATTGGCTTTGTCTCCGAGTACAATTGCCAATGGGAGCGCTGCTTTTAATATTCAAGTGATCGGGCAAAGTTTCTTTAACGGCGCCCAAATCGTATTTGACGGAAACGTGATCAATCCGACGACCTTTATTGACGCTAATTCGTTGGTCGGCTCGGTAAAATCAAATTGGATTGCCGCGGCTCGCACCGTGCAGGTGTCGGTTCGTAACGCGGATGGGCAATCCAGTGGCGCATTGTCATTTACGATAACGTAGGAGGTGCAAATTGGCCTGGGTACCGATCAACTCCGATGAGGTCATAAACAGTCTTACGAGCCAGGAACAGTCGATGATGACTGATCCGAGCTCAGCGAGCGACATGGCGGCGATTGTTTACAACGTAACGCAGCTGGTGTGCGGCAAGGTGAGGGGCTGGCAGCCTAACCAGGCGTCCATGGGGCCGGTCGGCACGATCCCCGATGAGCTGATGGCGGCGGCGATCGCGATCTGTCGGTACAAGTTCCTGACGCACTTGCCCGGTACTCAGCTCATGACGAAATGGCGAGAAGCCGAGAACACTGAGGCTTACGCGCTCTTAAACGATGTGGCGAGTGGCAAGTTTATCATTCTGGCGGTGGACGGCAGCGTGCCACAGAAACAGGCCGACACGGACGGTGAACCATATTTCCCGCCGTACCCGGTCTGGCTACCGCCGCAACGGCCCTGGGGGTATTGGTGAATGAACGTTCAAGTCACAGTCCGGGAGAGCCAGACCTTCGCCGCGCGAATGGCGCAACTAAGTTCGTTGGGTACTAGCGTTATGCTGTTGGCTGGTCGCGATGTAGCCGACTGGCTCCGGCGCTATCATGTGCGGTTCCGGCAGAAGTGGCAGGGCCCGCGCTACATGGCCGGACCGCGGTCGAATCTATTCTGGCAACAGGTCGTTGCCGGCTGGCAGGATCCGGTGGTATCGGGAAAGAAGGTCACCATTACCAACACGTTCGGCTTACTCAAGTGGAAAACGACCGGCGGCACGATTACGCCTAAACGCGCGCGGATGTTGACGATACCGCTAGTGCCAGATGCCAAGGGGTTGACTGTGGCCGAGTACGAGGCCGAGGAAGGTACGCCGCTGTTCCGGGCCGGGAACGCGCTATGCCGGCGGATCGGTAAACGGCTCGAGGCGATTTATGCGCTCAAGGAATCGGTCACGCAGGCACCCTGGCCTGATGCCATGCCTCCCGATGACCAGATTAAGAAAGTGTTCACCGATTCGGTCAGAGAGCAGATCCGCAATATTGCAAAGACATGAACGCCGTTTCAATGCTCGAGCAATTGCAGAGTGTCGCGGTCGCGGCGCTCGCAGCTACCCCCATGTTTAACGGTGCGATGTCGGCTAACACGCAGCCGGTGCCGATTGTGACTGAGCTTAAGGGCGATATCCAGACCCAGGTTGAAACCGCGATCGGGCAGGTTGGGATTTGTGCTCTGGTGATGACACCGTTCTTCGAATTCTTTAACGAGTTGATTCCGAGCTTGAGTGGGTGGGCGCAGATGGAAGTGACGGTTTTTGAAAACGTGCCGGTCAATCAGGGCAACGGCGGGACTAAGATTCGAGCGATTGGGTTAACGGAAAATGTGGTCTGCGTCCTGCACCATTTACCGACTGGCCTGCCGACCGATCCCGGTGATGAGGACGTGCCGAAGTTCATCGGGATCAAGAAACCGTTCGTGCTGAGCGGTGTTGGGCCGCTGCTCTCCTACACGATTTCGTTTCAGGCCCATGTAAAATTAATCGGATGAAAACAGGAGAAAGAACAAAACTATGGCAGGTTATGTAAAAATATTCCCGGCAGCGAGTACATACATTTTCGGGAGCACAGATGAAACGGGCATGTCGACCGAAAGCTACG